CTTCCGACGACCCCCTCTAAAGCCACAGTCGAATGACCCGCCCCCATTTTTTTTGGGGGCGTAACATGTGACAGTTTATTTTTCGACCTCCTTTCAGGAGGTTATTCAGCATGCCTAAGAGCGTGAATCTATCTTTGGACTATGAGCCTCGGGACTGGCAGCGAATGTGCCATGTCAACAAGGCTAGGTTCACGGTCTTGGCCTTGCACCGTCGAGCGGGGAAGACCGAGCTTGCGCTCATGGAACTGCTGGACTGCGCCATGTCCTGTCAGAAGGATCTAGGGGCGTTCTTTTACGTTGCGCCGCAACTTAAGCAGGCCAAGGCTATCGCCTGGAACAGGCTTAAACAGCGTGTAGAGGGCCTTGTAACGCAAGGTGCTGCGGTCATTCAAGAAGGAGAGCTTGCCGTCAAGTTCAAGCACAACGGGGCGATCATCAAGATCTACGGCGCAGACAACCCGGACGCTATGCGGGGAGTCAGGCTCGACGGCGTGGTCCTAGACGAGGTGGCCCAGATGAAACCAGAGGTCTGGCACGAAATCATCCAGCCTGCGCTCGCAGACCGCCTGGGATGGGCGCTGTTCATTGGCACTCCGCAGGGGATTAACCTGTTCTCAGAACTGTTCTACCGCGCTCAGGCGTCCATGAAGACCAAAGGGTCGTCCTGGTATGCCGCTAGGTTTACCTGCCAGGACACGGACTCTCTGCCCTCTACAGAGATCGACCGGATGCGGCAGGAGATGAGCGAAACCGCGTTTTCGCGTGAGATGCTTTGTGACTTCTCAGCCGCTGGCGACGACCAGTTGATCAGCCTGGACGTAGCAGAGGTGGCTTCTAAGCGGATATATCAGGCCCACGACCTCACAGCCGCACCGCGAGTGTTAGGCGTAGACCCGGCCCGGTTTGGCGACGACAGGAGCGTCATTATGAAGCGGCAAGGGCCGCAGGCGTTCCCTGCCTTGGTCTACCGAGGGGTGGACAACATGCAACTAGCAGACCTCGTAGCGCAGGCTATCGGGGACTGGCACCCAGATGCGACGTTCATAGACAGCGGAGCAGGAGCAGGGGTCATCGACCGCCTGAAACAACTGGGTTATCACATTATCGAGGTGCCCTTTGGGGGTCGCGCTAACCGTCACACCTTGCATGTAAACCGTCGAACCGAAATGTGGTTCGAAATGCGTGACTGGTTACAGGGCGGTGGTGCGATCCCCGATTCATTGTCTCTTAAGCAAGAGCTTGCGACTCCGACTTACAGCTTCGACACCTCTGGACGGCGTGTGCTAGAGTCCAAGGACCAAATCAAGAAGCGACTCCAGAACGCGGGGAGTCCTGACCTTGCGGATGCGCTGGCTCTTACGTTTGCTAGCCCTATCCAGAAGTCAATCGACCGCTACGAGATGGCCCGTGCAGGCAGCAAAAGAGACCGAAACGGCTGGGACAGAAACCCTTACGACAACATCTGATCTAGAGATTGCTCCGATCACGCTAGAGGTGCTAGTCCAAGACGGCTATCATCTTTTTGAGCAACATTGCCAAGAGCTTGATGGCAAAGAGTTTGCGCTAGATCTAGAGCGATACGAAACACTTCAGAAGCAGCGAACCTTGATGTGCTTAGGGGCTTACCTGGGCACGCATATGATTGGCTACAGCACCACGGTTCTGTATCGACACGGCCACCACGACACGATTATTGCTTCTAGCGACAGCCTTTATATCGACCCGAACTTCCGTCGAGGGGTCGGCCTGCAACTGATACGGCAGACAGAAAAACACGCCCAAGAGTGCGGCGTAGACTGTATGGTGTGGTCCGCCAAGCCGGGGTCAGCCCTGGATCTAATTCTAGCAGCAAGGCGCAACTGCAAACTCGCTGAGAACCACTACAAAGTCACCTTCAATGGGGAACACTAACAGCAGTTATTTAGGCGTTGTAGGTCGCGGCGGAACATCTAATCAAACCAACGCTAGCTTCCAAATAGGAAGAGCACAAAGCTCTTTAAGGCAAGAAGGCATGGCGATTAGATCTGAGATATCAAGACTAAGGTCTGACAGAAACCGAAGAAGCTCGCCGTCAAGCCGAGAAACACAAGGGAATCTGTTTGCTCGTCTGTCTGGCATTGGGAAAAGTTTGCTTGAGCTTCAGAATTACGAAGACACACCTTTTGGTCCTCAGTTAACGCAGGAAGCGGCAAACCTTAGATTGCCTAGCAGGCTTCAGGGAAACAGAAACAGAACCTTGATTGACCGAGCATCTTTGCGGCCTTCAAACTCTGCTATGACAGCAGAGCAAGCCAGGACTGGTGGCGATAACTACATTAGAATGCGGTTTAACGACCCTAACTATAGTTCAAGGTAAAGATTATGGCAGAGATTGCAGCAGCAGCAATTATTGCAGCTTTTTCGGCTCAACAACAATCTGTGCAAGGCAGGCGTCAAAGGCGTGTGCAAAAGCAAGCCATGAAAAAACAAGAGCAAGCTCAATCGACTGCTCGTAGTGCGGCGGCTAGTGAACGCCTTAGTCAAGTGGCGGAGGCTAGAGACATGCGAAAGCGTAAGCCTAACACTGCTGCAATTATGGCTAAGGCACGCCAGCGTGGCATGGCAGGCGAAACATTCCTAACAGGCTCACAAGGTGCTGGGTCTTTAGGCCAGACTCGTTACTTGGGTTGAGGTAGATTATGTATCCAAGCTCTCAGGTTTCGATTGGCAACGGCGAGCATCGAACGCTTGTTCAACATCTTCGCGCCCGCAAGCAAGCCTTGTGGACCGAACTGTCGTCTTGGGAGCCACACTGGGAGGAACTCAGTAAGTTCTTTCTCCCTAGAACTGGCCGCTTCTTAACCACTGATCGCAACCGTGGCACTAGGCGGCACAACAACATCATGGATAGCACTGCTACGCGAGCCTTGCAGGTTCTCGAAGCAGGCTTAATGGCAGGAGCAACTAGCCCAGCCCGTCCTTGGATGCGCCTCGCCGCGCCTGATCCAGAGCTTAACAACTTCGGCCCGGTCAAAGAGTGGCTGCACGACGTTACGCACCGGATGTTGCGCGTTTTCGCACGTAGCAACACTTACCGAGCGTTGCCTCGCATCTACAGTGAGTGCGCTCTCTACGGCACGGCAGCGTCGATCATTACGTTTGACTTCGACAAAGTCATCCACCACCACGTCTTGACGGCTGGGCAGTATGCCATTAGCACGGACAACCGGGACCGCGTAGATTGCCTCTACCGTGAGTTCGACATGACGGTCGGACAGATGGTCAAGGAGTTTGGTCTTAAGAACCTGTCGATCAGTGTTCAAAACCAGTTCCGCAACGGCAACCTTGACCACTATCGGACGGTTTGCCATGCCATTGAGCCGCGTGCCGACAGGCATTTAGACCGTAAGAGCAACCGTGACATGCCATTCCGCTCCGTTTACTGGGAGCAAGGGCGAAGTGGCAGCGAAACCAAGACGGTTCTTAGGGAGTCTGGCTTCCGTCAGTTCCCGGTTATTGCTCCTCGCTGGTCAGTGTCGGGTCAAGACATCTACGGCAACAGCCCGGGCATGGCGGCGCTAGGTGACGTTAAGCAACTACAACACGAACAACGTCGGAAAGGTCAAATCCTTGACCACCTGACACAACCACCGACTCAAGGACCGCCGCTGCTCAAAGGCAGCGAAGTAGACACCTTGCCCGGTGGACACACGGAAGTTGACGGCAACAGCCAGGGCATTCGCCCGTTGTGGCAAGTCAACCCAGACCTCCAAGGGCTGCTGTTTGACATCCAAGATGTGCGCCAGCGCATCAACAGCACGTTCTACGCTGACCTGTTCTTGATGTTGTCTAGCACCAACAAGAGCATGACGGCTACAGAGGTCGCAGAGCGTCACGAAGAGAAGTTGTTGATGCTCGGCCCGGCGTTGGAGCGCCTGCACCACGAAGGGCTAGAGCCGCTAATCGATATTACCTTCGACCACATGCTGGACTCTGGCTTAGTGCCTGAGCCACCAGAAGAGTTAGGCGGCATGAACCTACAAGTAGAGTTTGTTAGCACGCTAGCGCAGGCTCAGAAGGCTGTAGGTGCCAGCACGGACGACAGGTTCGTTGGCATGATCCAAGGGTTGTCACAGTCGCACCCAGAGGCGCTAGACAAGCTGAACCCGGACTCGTTCCTCGACGAATACGCAGACAAGCTGGGCATCAACCCTGCTAACGTCCGCTCTACGGAAGAGGTCAAGGAACTGCGACAAGCGCGAGAGGCTGCGATGGCCGCGCAACAGCAACTAGACGCACAGTCTCAAGAGTCCAACATTGCTAGGAACATGGCTAAAGCAGCGTCTGACGCGCCAGCAGAGGTCATGGACCAGTTCTCGGGCTACGGAGAAGTCTAGGCTATGGCTCCTGACCGCTCAAAAGCTGGCGGAAACAGGAACCGTCCAGATGTGTTGATGGATGATCGCGCAATTCAGCGCGTTCACCTAGACCATCACCGCATTAGCAGCCATGCAAATGTTGTAGCCGAAATCGGCAAGACGCCTGGGCTAGTGCCAGACGGCACAATCTCTACTGCGAAGATTGCTGACCTCGCTGTAACAGCAGACAAGATTGCCAACACCACAATTACAGCAACGCAGTTAGCAGACACTGCAATCACGGGCGGAAAGATTGCAAACGCTACAATCACTGCTACGCAGATTGCTAGCGACGCTGTTACTACAGCTAAGATTAACGCGGGCGCAGTAACTACCGCCGAACTAGGCGCAGATGCTGTTGACGGGACTAAAATTGCTGACGATGCCATTGGCAGTGAGCACATCGCAGACGACGCTGTAGGTAGCGCCGCTATTGCAGACAGCGCGGTAGATGCTGCGCGGTTAGCCACCAATGCGGTCAGCACGGTCAAGATTGCAGACGACGCGGTAACGGAAGCCAAACTAGCCAACACGCACGTCTTGCGTGCAGACCGTCAGGTAGGCAACCCCTACGCTACGTTAAGCACTACGACGATCACGCAGTGGTATTCGTTTACGATTCCTGGCGGCACACTAGCGACCCGCAACGTGCGCGTGTTGGCCCACGGCACGCTCAAGCAAAACAGCGGCAGTAGCCAAGACTTCCGGGCCGTTGTGCGTCTAGGCGGGACTGACATCCATGAGGCAGCGGGCAGCATCTCCGACGACGCCGACGACGCGATCTGGCGCATGGAACTTGAGTTGTCATACCGAGCCAACCGCAACCAGTTTGTCAGCGGAACGTGGCGCGTGTCAGGTCAATACAACTCGGCAGACGGCATCTCCAACATCTTCGGCATTACCAAGGATGGCATTTGGGGAAACGACGCCGTAGGGCAAAACGATACCGGCGACCTAGCCCTGTCGTTCCACCAGAAGTGGGACACCTCGACGACCAACAGCGACTTCAAGGTCTACAGCGTGGCGGTAGAATATGTCTGACGGCGATTGGGACGAGTATAGAAAGTTAGTTTTGACGGAAATTGACCGTCTAGCGTCGGAAATCCGACAAGAGCGCAGTAACTTTAAAGAGGAAATGCGCGGGCTATACTCCCGGCTTTTCGACATGGAAAAAAAGATTGCCTCTTTGGAAGTGCGATGCGGCCTAGCAGGGTTGTTAGGCGGCGCAATTCCAGTAACGGCGGCACTGTTAACGAAGCACCTATGAGTTAACTATGGCATCTGAACATGATGATTTCCCCGCCGACAACTCCAGCAAGCAGACGTTCATCGTGAAGGACGAGAAGGCAGCTTTGAAGATGAAGCGCGAGGAGACTCGCGAAGCTCAGGCTCGCTATAAAGCTATTGTTGAAAGGGAACGCGCTGAGAAGAAAGCCGAGCGCGAGATGCGCCGCGAAGAGATTCAACTAGAGCTTGCCCGCATTAAGCTCAACACATCAGCAACCGAGGCTGCTCGTCTTAACCTAGCAAAGACGACGCCGTTTATTTTGTGCATCTTGATAGGCGGATTCATCATTATGCTAGGAACTGGGGCTATCCCCGATGAGTCAGTCTCGGTTGCCTCAGCCCTATTAACCCTTTTGGTTACAGGACTTATGGCGAATCTCCGAAGTATTATTTCCGAGGGTAGCCCAACGGAAGAGCCCAACGGCAACGGTCACGATGACTCGAAGCCACCCACTAAGAAGCCTGACACTCCTAAACCTAAGGACACCAAGTGAAGAAGTTCTGTGCAGTAGCGGCCTTAATGCTGCTTTCTGGCTGCGAAGGCATCAGCGTTGCCGATGCTTATGTAGCTGCTGATCGCGCCACCTATAATGCAATTGCACCTGGATACCGTGCATATGTTGAAGCTGATGAAAAGCTAGATGCTCCTTCTAAAGCCTCGCGGATGCGCCTGCTTAAGACCTGGGAAATGCGTCTCGACGCTAACACGAACAAGAAATGAGCGACATGACTCCTGATGTAAGCGCCTTGGTAGAATCACTTAAGGCATCTATTACCGCCCCTGAAAAGCAGGAAATGCTGGAAGCCATTGCGGCTGACGCAGGCCGTTTGGCCACCCTGTCATTCACAGACCCTGCTGCGGCGGAAGCCGAAGTCTTGATCGTCAAAGCAACTATGGCGAATCTCGGCCAAGCAGAAGCTGCGACTGCTGTTAAGAAGATGACGGAATGGGTCACCGACACGGCCAGCCGATTCGTCAGCAAAGTCATGCCCCTTTAACGGGCTGGCTTTCGCCTAACCTGTTTGTCTGGACGGGTTTACTAACAGCCTGCATTGCCTTTTGGATATGGGTAGTGCGGCTGTTTTTCGGTTAAAGGGAAACCGAATATAACGCAGCGCAAAAAATACGCTTTCTCTCTAGCGTATTTTGCTATCTTGCCTGCGTGCGCCATCACGCTACTTCAGATGGGTTAATTGACCAGGATGCGGCAGATAAGTCTGACCGCATTCAGGCGCGTATTAACCAGCATCGTGAGGACATGCGGTGGCTCATGGGGTCGCAATCTGGCCGACGTATCGTGTGGCGTTGGCTGCGCGAGATGCGGTTCTTTATGCCGGTGAATGACACCAACGGCCTAGCGCAAAGCCATAAGGCTGGAGCGCAAGCTGTAGGCACGAAGATCGCGGACGATCTGCTGGATGCGTGTCCCGACCAGTTCACCTTGATGATCAAGGAATCCAATGACAGAGACCGAAACAGAAACTCCCGAAACTAACAACGAAGGGCAAGTTGCTGAATCTTTGTTGACTGGCCAAGAGGCCGATCAACAACCGCAAGAGCAGCAACCGCAGGAAGCTCCTGTTCAACAGGAACAACCGGCGGAACCTAGCGAACCTCAAGGTGCGCCTGAATCTTATGAGTTCCAAGCCTCTGAAGGCGGGGATCTTGCTGTGGATTCGGAGCCGGTACAAGCATTTTCAGAGGTCGCTAAAGAACTCAACCTGACTCAAGAGCAGGCTCAATCAGTGCTAGACAAAGTCGCCCCGGCACTGAAGCAGCAGAACGAAGACTACATCAACAACGTCCGTTCCGAGTGGGTTGAAAGTGTCCGAACCGATCCTGAAATCGGAGGGGACCAGCTTCAGGAGAACTTAGGCAAGGCCGTTCGCGTGCTCGATGCCTTTGGCACCCCTGAGTTGAAGTCGCTGCTAGGGGAGACAGGTCTTGGCGATAACCCGGAGATCATCCGGTTTCTCTACAGGACGTACCAAGATATCGGTGAGGACCGTTTTCTTACCGGTAGCCAGTCGGACAAAGAACAGTCGTTCTCTGCCCAAGATTTCTACAACAACTCAAAGATGAACTGAGGAGTTTTTAAATGCCTACCATTAGTGCAACTACGCACCCTACGCTGCTTGATTACACCAAGCGGCAAGATCCTGACAAGAGCATCGCGACAATCGTCGAGACTCTTGCTCAGACTAACGAAGTCCTAGAAGACATGGTCCACCTTGAGGGGAACATGGAAACCGGACACCGCACTACCGTTCGCTCGGGTCTCCCGGCTCCGACGTGGCGTAAGCTTTACGGCGGCGTCCAGCCAACCAAGAGCGAGACTGTGCAAGTCACGGACACCATCGGCATGATGGAAGCCTACGCTGAGGTTGACAAGCAACTCGCTGACCTGAACGGCAACACGGCTGCGTTCCGCATGTCGGAAGACATGGCCCACCTTGAGGGCATGAACCAAGAGTTTGCAGACACTCTGTTCTACGGCGACGAAGCTACGGCTTCGGAAGAGTTCACCGGCTTCCTGCCGCGATTTAACTCTTCGAGTGCCGAAAGTTACGAGAACGTGTTGCTAGACACTGCTTATGGCGGTGGGACTGACAATGGCGGCTGCACTAGCCTGTGGCTTGTTGTCTGGGGTCCAAACACCTGCCACGGGATCTACTCCAAGGGCAGTCAAATGGGACTGTCTAAGGAAGACAAAGGTCAGGTAACCATCGAAGACGTAACCGGTGACGGCACAGGCGGTCGCATGGAAGCCTACCGCACCCACTACAAGTGGTGCACTGGCCTGAGTGTCCGCGACTGGCGCTACATTGTGCGTATGCAGATTGACACCGACAACCTTGCTCCTGATGCAGCTACGGCCAACAAGGTTGACCTGCTTCAAATGATGTCGGATGCCTGCGAACTGGTGCCAAGCCTGAGCATGGGCCGCGCCTCGTTCTACGCTAACCGAAAGGTTAAGCAAACGCTGCGTCAGCAGTTTGTTTCAAAGGTCAAGTCTTCGACGCTTGGCATGGACGAAGTCGGCGGGCGCAGCACGCTGGTCTTTGATGGCATCCCGATCCGCAAGGTCGATGCCCTTCGCACTAACGAAACTCGTATTAGCTAATAGGAGGACACAGACATGTTGATTGATTCAACCCTAAGTTTTGGAACTCAAAACGGAGCATCGGATGCAATTGGAGCAACCAGTGCTGAAAAAGTTTTGACGCATATCGACTTGCGCCCTGTCGGGATTACTGACAACGCTACGGTTGATTTTGGTGCAGGCGAGCCACTGTATTTTGTCATTCAGTGCAACACTGCTTTGACGGATGCAAACGCTGCTCCAGTAGTTACGTTTTTCTTGGTTACTGACAGTGCAACCAACATGACCACTGCTCCTCAGGTGCTTTTAAGCACCGATGGGATGGCAGAAGCTACGCTAGCTGCTGGCGCTCGTTTTGTTTTTGCGCTGCCTTCTACGGCAGTTAGCGACTACAAGCGATACTTGGGCGTCAAGTGCAAGGTTAGCACTGGAGACGGCCTTGACGGCGGTATTGTTGAAGCCTTCATCACGAAGGACGTTAGCAACTGGACTTCGACCGACACCCGCACTGACTAATGAAAGTTAGAGCGACAAGCAAAGGTATTTGCTCGTCTCGTCGCTGGAAACCCGGCGAAGAGTTTGAAGTAAATGACCGACTGTTTGACGCCTCATGGATGGAGGTCGTCGAAGAGGCACCGGCTAAAAAGAAGCCGGGACGCCCAAAGAAGCAGCCGAAGGAAGACAAGCCTTCGGCTTCGGAACAGACGGAAGTCTGAGCCACATAGTGCGGGGGTCGCAGCCGCCGCCCCCGCGCTATATCTGACGGCGGCTAACTGAGGTGAGTCCGTGGCCGTCAGAAAGTTCATTGTCGTTGCTGGTCAGAATCAGGCTACAGAGGTAGCAAACTCAACTGAGTGGGAAGAGAAGCACCTCTACGCGGCTCTAAGAAGCCCGCGAAATGTTGCTGCACAGACCCCCGACTTTTCGGCTGGTCCTTACACTGACATTCAGACGCTGCCCTACACCTTTAAGGGTGGGCCTCAAGCAAAGGTTGATGGCGATGTAACCTTTGGCTCGCACCAGTATGCGAACTTGATGGGCAAGGCGATGATGGCGGTCAAGTATCTGACCTTCTACGACCCTACCGCCAGCTACCAGAACCTTGGAACAGGTGCGACTTTCACCTACCCAGGCACAGGGACCATCCTGGCAGGGTCAACATCAAACAGCGTGAACACTAGTGTGTCGTGGCAATACGACCCAACTGGCATCACGATTACTCGTCGTCGAACGGGTACTACGCACACTGCAAACGCTGCGTCTGTAGCTGGCACTGTTTTGACGTTTGATGACACCGAGGCATTGGTTCCCCCGCCGGAAGCAAACGAGATGTTTGACTATGTGCCAACGGCTGGAGCGGCTGGCACATCCTCTACGATCAAACTAGAAAGCGAGTTTGGTGGTTACGCTGATCCTGGTTCAGCAAGCGACCCGCAATACAGCGCAACAATTGACACGATAGGTAACCACCCTTGCTATGTCTCCAGGGTTAGAACTGGAGGTAGTGATAGTTTAGGAGCTAGGGTGGTTTGCGAAAGCCGCCCAGTTTATATCGGCCAAGCTTTTAAGTTTACAGACGGCGCGACCGTTACATTGGCTAATGGAGTAGCAGCAAACACTACTTATTACGTCACTCGCAAAGAAACGCCGATGGAAGAAACGGCTGTTTCTTCATCATTTTCTCCAAACAAAATAACTTTTGCTAGTGAGCACAAATTAGTTCACGGGCAACCAGTTCAACTGACTCTTGTTTCAGGGTCGTTTCCAACACCCGAGATTACTGACCCGGTAACCCCACAGCTTGCTGAAAACACTACTTACTACATTAAAGAAAGCAGTGGTACTAGCGGTGCTGTAGAAGTGCAGCTTGCTTCAAGCAAAAGCAATCTTAATTCTGGCACAGTCATAGGTTGGGACGCTGGATCTGGCACTGTAAAGCTAACAAAATTAGATTCTGCGTCGGCGTTTTATTTTGCTACAACGCCAGGAGGGGCTGAAGTCCAATTAACGTCAAAGTTAAGTGGTGCTGGCTATCACCCAACAGACAACATAAACAACCTTAAGATTAGGTTTTTGCCTACATTCCGGGGAAGCATGACGGGAATGCAAGCAAGGTGCCTTAGTGGCACAGCATCTAACGTTGGTGAAGCAAGGGCTATTCACGATGTTAAATACGACAGCGCCATTAACGTCTTAACGACAGAAGCTTTTCCTGCTGCCACCGCAGACGGTGACACGTTTGCTATCGAGGTTCCGCCGCTTAACAACCAATCTATCCCATTTGAAAAATGGGCAATGTGGTTGCCGTGGTGCCCGTTTGAAGGCAAGGCAAAATGGGATGGCCCTGCTGAAGTTGCCATTACTTCTATTGATACTGCTCCTGTAGAGATCACTATCCAGTCCACAACAACGTTAGTGGGCGGGACGCCTCAAGTAGGTAACGCAGTTAAGCTGTTTTCGACTGTGGCTTTACCTAAGCCTTTGGTTGTTGGGCAGACTTACATTGTTAAGTCAGTCAATGGGTCAACGATCACCCTTGAAGACTTAACTACTGACGACGCTTCTGGAGCAGTAATTGGTGCGTCAAGCGGCACGGCTACTGGGATTAGCATGGGGGCTTCAGGGCACATCTCAGGTGCTAGTTCTCGGCACATCATGTTTGTCTACGACCAGGAAGACAAAGAGAACCCATACCCCCCAGGGTTTAACTACCCTAACCACCACGCAACACCTCGTCCTTATCAGGCTTTTGAAGGACCGGGCCAACTCTCCATCAACCCGAGCATCAGCTTCCACCCAAGCCTTGCTCTTAAGATGTATGAGTATACCGGAGAGATCATGCACATCGCGTTGTGCGCGGTGAAGTCTACGAGCATTGGTCACAAGGAAGTTTATCCGTTAACTACTGCGCCAACTTCTCACGGTTGGCTTGATGCAGGCCAGCACAAGTCTTGGTCTCCTGGCGAAACCAACAACTGCTTTGCCCGCCTTGAAGACACGCTTGACGCAGCCAAGCTAGCGTTTGAAGCAGACGGTGACACTGGGGAGTGCATTGGCATCTTCTGGGTCCAAGGCGAGGAGGACGCTAAGTTTGAGCAGTTAGCCAACAACTACGAGGACAGCGCCCGCAAGCTGCGAGCTTCTATTCGCAAGGCATTGAAGGATCGTTCGTTAACGACGCTAGACGAAGACAAAATCCCGTTTGTTCACCCGAAGATTACGACGGCAACAAACTGGACCTACGCTTCAACTATCAATACAGCCATCGAAACGCTGGCCTCAGAAGACCCCTACACTCGCACCTTTGAGGTTTCGACTTTTGAGTTAGGGTCTGATGAAAACCCCAAGATTCACTACAGCGGGGTTGGCATGGCGAGTTTTGCTGACTCGGCTTACGAGGCTTGGAAGGAGATGCAGACTATGCAGTCTTCTGAGGTTGAGATCTGCAACTTGGCATTAGCCAACATCGGAGACAAGGCCAGCGTCACAAGCATTAGCCCATCAGATGGAAGTCACCAAGCCGATCTTTGTGCTCGATATTACCCCTTGGCTAGAGACATGTGCCTGGAGCGGCACAGGTGGGACTTCACCATCCGCCAAGTTTCTCCTGTGGCTCTCACAGCTAGCGGGCGAACCGATTGGGAGTATGCCTACAAGTTGCCGTCCGACTTTGCGGGAGTCATCTCGGTCATCGCGAAGGACTCGACGGACGATCAGATGCTTGAAAGCACCAAGACTCCGCAGCCCTACGCAATTGAGATGAACTCGGATTATGACCGAGTTCTCTACTGCAAGTTTGAAGACGCAGTTCTGCGCTACCAAGCCAAGGTTACGGACTCTTCTAAGTTCTCTCAGATGTTTAAGCAGGCCGTGTCATGGCAACTAGCCAGCATGTTGGCCGGTGCTTTGATTAAGGGAGACGAAGGCATGGGAGCAGTGCGGAATGCTTCGCAGATGGCTGAGTTCTACATGCAAAAGGCGACAGCTTTTGACAGCAGAACCACCCGCGAGAAGCCGGTTGTGGACGCCAACACCAACCCCTGGGATCGCTAATCATGCCTAAGACCCGCAAGATCCAACTGTCGTTTTCAGGCGGTGAGATCGACACTCAGATGTATGGGCGCATTGACGCGCAGCAATACCAGTCTGGCCTTGCGACCTGCAAGAACTGGCTAGTTGACCCGCGAGGGAGCTTGCGTCGCCGCCCTGGGTTTCAGCGGGTAGCCAGCAGTCTAGACAGCACGAAGAAGTCGCGCTTAATTCCGTTTACCTACTCGGTAGATCAGCAGTTGGTTGTTGAACTGACTGATCAAAAAATCAGATTCCACGCTAATGGTCAGACTTTAGTTTGGGCTGACTTTAAAGAGTTTGCCAGCACAGGCGTTAGCACCGGGTCAAACAGCATTACTTTTAATGACGACCACGGCTTTGATGATGGAGACGCGATTGTTTTCTATGCAGAAAGCGAGTCGTTTTCAGATTTGCCGCCACCGTTTACAGACCCAGACGGCAGTTACTTTGTTAAACGAGTAGACGCTAGGTCTATTCAAGTTTTCAACAAGTCTTCGGATGGCGAGATTGTTCCGATCACCGGAACCGGAACTGCTAGCAAAAAGTTTTACGCTATCCCTAAAGGGTCAGAAGAAGGCCGTGTAGGAGACGCTCGGATTTACAAGCGTTGGGACAACAGGACAACCTCAGACGGCAAAGCAAGGTTTCGTTCTCCTACTTCATCTACAGGATTTAATCCGTATTTAAACTTTACGGGAGGCAACGACCCAGGTGAGCACAAGTTCAACCAAGGAGAAGCTGTTGAACTAGTCAACATTAACGGCGAGCCTCTTACTGATGTTGCTCGACCGCTATACGTTGACTTTTTACTCAATCAATCGCAACCGCAAGCTGACTTTACGTTTGCCTTGCGACCTGCGCCAGAACATGTAGGCACAACTGGTTCACCTCCAACCGTTGTTATGCCTAGCACATTAGTATCTATTGCAAGCCAAGGATCTCAGAGCGGCACCATCCCAAATGGCCATGTGTTTCTTCGCCAATACTGGCGCACTGGGGACTTTGCATACATCGGCAACCCTGGGTTTGTTTCATCGCTAGATCACGTATTTGTCCGCATAACGGAAACAACATCTAGCGCAATTCAGTCTGGGTTTGAGACTCAGATTATTAACAAGTCTTCTAAACTAGCAGACGACGGGTCGTTAACGGTTGCCTCTCCGTTCTTAGATGCAGAGTTGTTCGACGTTGAATACGATCAATCTGGCGACATCGTCACCTTAACGCATCCAAATCATAGGCCCAGGGATTTGCGGAGGTATGGTTCGACGAACTGGAGTTTGTCAGAGTCAAACTTTACTCCGTCTTTAGACCCTCCAGTTATGGGGTCAACGGCTAACGCTGCTCACCGAGGCCAAGCCTACAAAATTACTTTGGTGACAGATAATAGTCCTGACCTGTTTAAGGTTGGGACTGGAAACGAAGTTGTTCCGTTTGCTGTTGGCGACACAGTCTATTTTAGAAACGGGACTGGCTCTCTGGCCGATGGTTACTATCAAGTAGCAGAGGTTACTGGATCTCCTGCTAACCAGATTGGTCTTCGACAAAGCAATGGAGACCATGTTAATGGGCATGGTGCTGTTTCGGCTGACACTAGTTTTTTCTATTACTCGGTCTCTACTGCTGACCCCGATGAAACGTATGTAGTGACTTCGGTAGACGAAAGAAACCAAGAGTCATTGCCTTCAACAGAGTTCACTGTTCTTGACAATGTCTTGGCTTCTCCAGGCGCTAAGAACACTATTAGTTGGAATCCGGTCCCAAGCGCTAAAAACTACAACGTCTACAAAAAGTTCAATGGCACGTTTGGCTTTATAGGCCAAGTAGAGCACGAGAGTTCTGCGGCAAGTTACAGCTTTGAAGACGACAACATTGGGCCTGACATGTCTCAGACAGTGCCCATTCAAGACTCTTCAGTAGAGGATGATTTTCAACCTAGAGCATCTGCTAGGTTTGAGCAGAGGCGTTGCTTTGGCGGGTCTGATGCGATGCCTCGCACGCTTTTAATGAGCCGGTCTGGAACAGAGTCAGCGTTTTCCTATCGCTTTCCTGTTCAGCCTGATGACCGCATTTCAGTTGACCTTGCGTCTCGGGAAGCACATGTGATTCGGCACATTGTGCCGGTGCAAGACTTGTTGATGATGACGCAACAAGGCGAGTTCCGAGTCACCGCAATTAACAGTGACGCGATTACGCCAAGCACAATTGCGATTCGGCAGCAGTCCTACGTAGGCAGCAACAGCGTCCACCCTCAGGTCGTTAACAACTCAGTAGTCTTTTGCTCTGCGCGTGGAGGCCACGCTCGCGAGATCAACTTTCGCATTGAAAGCCAAGGCTACTTAACAGGAGACTTGTCGCTGCGGGCAGCGCACTTGTTCGATGGGTTTACCCTGAACGACTTGGCCTACTCTAAGGCTCCAGTCCCTGTCCTGTGGTTTGTGTCCAGCAGCGGCAAGTTGCTATGTCTGACCTACATTCCTGAAGAGCGAGTGCTGGCATGGCACCAGCATGAGACAGATGGCACCATTGAAAGCGTGTGTTCGTTGTCTGAGGGCAACTACGACAACATTTATGCTGTGGTGCTACGTGGCAGTGATCGCTCTGTCGAACGCATGGTCCAGGTCCGAGAGGAAACGCTAAACGATGCAGTCTACCTAGACTCTAGCGTTAGCAAGGATGGAACAAACACTACGTCAAACCAGTTGTCCGTAGCAGGCTCTGGTTTGATGAAGGCAGGAGAGTCGGTAACTATCCAGGCGTTTGACTCAACTGGATCAGAGCCTCTTTCAGGGTTATTCAGCAGCAATGACTCTGGCGACGTTGTGGAGCTTACATCTGGCACTTCCAAGTATCGCGTCAAGCTAGGCTCGTTTATTCCAACGGTTGAGGTTACAGGCCGCGTTCACCACACTGGCACCAATGATGCTTGGAAAGCAATATCTGCTAATTCGAATGGCGTTGCTACTTTGTACAGTAGCGAAGACCACACAATCCAAAACAACGAAGCTATTCGGATTACTACGGATGGCACTTTGCCTACAGGCGTCAGCACGGGGACAACTTACTACGCTATTAACGTCCTTAAGACGGTAGCCAATAGCGAGTTTAAGGCTCACAGTAACGGGGCTGGATACATTGATCTTGGGGCTAACGATTCAGATCAACTTTATATTCCTAACGAGCCAGTCAAACTTATTGCTGATACTGGCGGATCACTGCCTAGTGGCCTGAATGAGACGACTGTTTACTACACTAAACCTATGCAGTTTAGCGGAGACCGCGGCATTGGCCTCGCGACAATTTCAGGCGGTCAAGAGATCGTTTTTGGATCTGGCGGAAGCGGCACGCACACGATCCGTCGCCTTAAGAGTCTTCAACTAGAAGATGATAGCGGCGGATCAACGGCTATTAATTTTGGTTCAGATGGAGGCAATGGAAACCACACGGTTGTTCGCTCTGTTTTTCAAACTTCAGCGTCTCAGAATCATGGCGTAACCACTGGAGATGCAGTCCGCACGGGTTCTGTTGTTCCTGGCGGCTTAGTAGCAAGCAGTGTTTACTATGCGATTCGAGACACAGATCAGCGTTTACGTTTTGCCTCAAGCGTTGCTAACGCAAATGCTGGGACCGCAATCCAACTGACCTCTGAGCCTTCTACAGACACGCTAACTATATCTATTAGCGATGTGCCTGCTGAGTCTGCGTACACAGGCACCCTTTTAGATGACTTGCCTAGCAACCTAGCGAATACGCCAACCTCTGCGTGGGCGTTTGGCCGCAAGACGTTCTCTGGGTTCTCGCATCTAGCCAACCAGACTATCTCTGTGTTGATCGACGGGGCTAAGACAGAGTCAGTGACTGTGTCTGCGACGGGCACCATCACGCTGGCTGACTACGCCGTCAAGATCTGCGGCGGGCTGTCCTACACCTCGCAGGCCAAGACCTTGCCTATGAGCCTAGAGATGGAGGCCGGGTCGCAAGGTCGGACCAAGAACATCAACCAAGTGTCCATCCGTGTAGAGGACTGTGGTGCTCTGAAGGTTGGAATGGACGAAGCAGACCTCAAGTCTGTAGACGAGCTTAAGGACACAGAACTCAAAACGGGTGAGTTCCGCACGCATGTCCCGTCAACCTGGGACGAAGAGGGTCAGATCGTGGTAGAAGCCACGGGTGCTGCGCCTGCGTCTCTGCTCAACATCACAACCCAAGTAGCAATCGGAGACTAGGATGACATTTGGACAAGGTTCCTACGCTTCTGGCATTGAGTCTACGTTAGGCGCAGGACAGTATGGGCCAATCACGTCAGGGCAACTAAGCACTGCTGTTACCCAACAAAAACTAGACCAAGCCCAGTCATTTCAAACGGCAGGCATGGTCATGCAGGTTGGGTCTGCAATCTCAGGGGAGATTAGCCGCTACTACCAAGCTAAACAGGCTCAGTACGAGGCTAAGTCCAAGGCGTCGTCCATGCGGTTCCAGGCCGACATGGCGAACATCAACGCCAGCATGATGGAGGAGGACGCTGCTAGCATCCTCGAAGCAGGGCAGCAACAGAAGGCGCAGTTGACCATGCGTGCAGGCATGGAGATGGCGCAAGAGTTAACCCGTCAGGGCGCTCGCGGCGTCAGGATTGGCGCAGGATCGGCTGCTGAGACGCAGGCTAGCCTAGATCTGGTCAAAGAGATCGACGCCTACAACATCGACACAAACGCCATGCGGCAAGCGCAAGCTCGCAGGATGCAGGCGGTCAACTTGCGGAACCAAGGTCTTCTAGGCCAAGTGTCTGCTTCCAACATTGAAAGCATGGCTCCTCGGAGCGGCAGTCTACTCGGTTCTGCTAGCCGCGTAGGCGGCGAATACTTCCGATACCAAGCACAGCGATACCGTAGCCAGAATTAATCATGCCAAGAGTTCCTAGCGTTGGGTTGTCCCCCACTTCGCGTCCCCAGTTCCAAGCGCCGGGTGTTGTGTCTTTCCAGGGCACTGGGGAACTGCAACAGTCAGCGCGGGACATTCAAAGACTTGGTCAGATTGGTAGCTTTGTTTCTGCTGTAGGCCAAGAAGCAGAAGACAAGATCAACGATGCCCGCGCAATGGAGGCCGTTAATTCTTTTGAGAACGGCGTCAACAAGGCTCTACTGGCTTACGAGCAGACTAAAGGTCGGGCAGGAGTAGACGGGCTAGAGAGCTTTAACAAGCAGGTTGAAGAGCTTCGCAACGGCTCGACAGGCATGTTGATGAATGACTCGCAGCGAAATGCTGCGACGCCATTGTTTGACAAGATTAACAACCGAGTAGGTTTGCGTGCTCAAAGTCATTACTTATCGCAGTCAGCAGCCGATAAGCAAACCCAGTCTATTGCTCGCCGGATGCTTAAAGCTGAAACCTTGGGCGCAATGGATCTGACTGTCAACCAAGAGGTAGACAGGATTGTGGGGTCAGATCAACCAGTTATAAGCACGGTTATTAACCCAGAAGCTGTTGTAGAGTTCGGCCAGATTAGCAACCTTTTAATGCAAGAAGGCGAAGCTAGAGGCTTGTCTGGAGACGCTTTGCAAGCATTTGTTCTTCAAGAAAACGACAAGCTGTTTACCAGCATTGTCGCTCAAAAGCTAAACAGTGGCCAGTCTGGTCAAATCAAGCAAGTGCGAAGCTTAATGAAAGAGCTTCCAGATGGAGTTGTTAGCGACTCCAAACTTCTAGAGCTTAGAAACAAAATCTTTGATGCTGCGGATGAAGAGTTAATAACTCGAACAATTATTGAAGACGCCGCCGCAGGAGACTCTTTAGAAGATGTGTTTTCGACCACTGATGCTCTTCTAAAGAACAATGTCTACACACTCAGCCAATGGCAAAAGCATCGAGATCAAGCCATTAAGTATTATGGTCAGCAAGAAACATCAATGGCTGATCAAAGAAACGAACTGCTTGATCAGGTGGCCGAGCTTGTAGCAAATGGCGAAAGAGTTCCTGAAGAGCTAAAAAGTCAAGCTGTTCAATTTAGAGTCAAATCTAAGTTTGACGATATTGTTAAAGGAGATGATACGTGGATCCAAGAAGGCAAAAATCTTTGGGCTGCTTATACAACTTCTCCAGAAGCAGCCCTGCAAGACTTTAACAACCTTGGTGCTGAAGCCTTTAGTAGAAAGCTAGACGCTGTAATGCCTTGGTCAAAGGCACAAGAGATCTTGAGATCTATTGGGGCGCAAAGGGCTACTCAAGGCAAAGGGCGGAGGGGTAGCTCTAGTAGTTCAGAAGCCAAGTTTGTCACTAACCAGCAGTCTGCCAACGACTACTTGTATGGTTTTGTCAGAGGCATGGCTAATCGGACTGGCCAGACTTCGTTTATGGACAACGATGATTTGTCTGCCGACCAAAAAGCTAGCATCGAAGTGCGTTGGCGTCGCGATCTAGAACCGCGAGTTAGAGACGCGATGCGCTCAGAGCCAGACAAAGACATTCAAGTCCACATTGCTAAACAGTCTGAGCTTCTTTGGAAAAGCGGAAGCTTTCCCATGGATGGCCAAACTTACAACAAGTATGCGCTAGCAGACTTCCAGATGCCTGAAGGTGCTGCGAACTTAGAGCAAGACGTTGACGGAACCGGCAGGAGGTATGTAGACATCGCTAGGGAGCAGCTTCAAAACGAAGCCATCGAGAAATCAGAGCTAGCTCAGATGGCTTATCTGCGCTCTCAATCGGCACCTGTTTCGCCTGCCCTTCTAGGGATGCGAGACACGATTACTGGCGGAGGCAACAACCTAGTCAACATGCGATCTGACGTTGAAGTGCGTCAGCAAGTTCAAGGAACCATGCAGGCGAGCATGGCTATGTTTGGCACGCCTTTGCCGGGTAACTACGAAATTGTAAATGTGCCGCAAAGTGCCATCTATGCCCGAGCTAACAAGCTAATCGAAGACAACAAGCAAGCTTTGGTAGAGTCTTCAGAAAAGGCCAAGCTTAATCGTGCAGATCTTTTGCGAAGCAGGCTTGAGCAAGTCATGAAGACCACGGCTTGGCAACAGTTTGTTAAAGACAAAGAAATAAGTTTTGGCGAAAACGTCGGCAACATTGTTTCCAATGTTTGGGATGCAGCTTTCCGAAGTCCAGGTCTTCCAGAGATTGATCGGCCAACTAGATCTATTCTAGATGCTCACCCTCGATTAACGATTGCCATGGAGTTCCTGGAGAACGCCAAAATTATAGAAGCGGGCAAGGAGGTTGGTATCAAACAGTTGTTCTTGCAGAACGCTGAAAGCACTGAAGATCAAGAGCAACTCTTTAGACAAATCGTAGGACATCACTCAATAAGCAATCATGCTTTAGAGGTTGAGCCTGACCCTTTAAAAGTCGAAAAGACCACTCCTACAGAAAGAAGGTCTGCATACCAAAGGCTTTATATTCAACGAGAGGAAGAGCGAGATCGTCGAAATCCTCTTCGAGCTTTAACTCGCAAGCGTGCATCTATTCAATCTGCGATCGAAAAAGGTGAGGCAAACATTGAGCGTGCTCGTCAATATCCGCTCGATCAGTATTACGACGAAGCTGAAATGACGTTTCGTGAATACATTGCCGCGCAATACCAAAGCATCAGCAGCCTGACCGACAGCTTGCCGGATCTTGATCGTCAAATTGAGATCAGAGAGCAGGCTCAAAACTTGAAACGCTTGGAAGAAAGAAAAGAGCGTTTGTTTGCGGCGACCAAAGATCCTCGCGATCAATTTAAAGTTGATCGCAGCCAATACCCTGAAGGCTCAAGTGCTGCTCTGTTTATGTCGCAGGTAGAAAGCAGAATGTTGGAAAGCTACTCTGGGTTTGTTGATGAAGACAAGCTTATGAAAGCTAGAGAGCAATACGACGCTGCTAAAAAAGAGTTTGAAGACGCTTATAAGCAAGCTTTGCCTGAAGCTCGAAAGCTGCGTCAGAGAGAAATTGACCAGCAAGGACTTCCTATACTTCCCGGTTCGGACCGAGATCGGTTCCGGAAAAGAGACCAAGAAGCATTGAGGAAACGGCGAAAAGCCACACTGATTGAGTCCAGGAAATCGACGGAAGAATACAGGAGGCGTAACAGTGACTGATCTTTACGGTTTGCCTCCTCTGTTCCCTCGTCATCCAGACCCCACGTCTATGTGGCGCGAGGCTTACTCTAAAGGTCCGGACAATATTGATGATGACAAGATTCAGGGCTTGTCTCAAGCGTTTCAGGTTGAGCCAGAAGAAGTACAAAAGAACCTAGTAGACTTTCAATCTCGCTTCGCAGCGCAGCAACTCTACAACCAAAAGTTTCAGGAAGAGTATCCAACTCTTTCAATGAATCTGTCTCGACCTCAGTTCGTGTCTCGCGTCCGCGACGACATGGGCAACCTTATTGAGACAGAAGGTTGGTGGAACGAAATCTCTAACGCTTACAGCGTTGCTCGCGACACGGTAGCAATTGGAAACATCGGCACCCGTGCCATGTTGGATAGTCGAGATCTCTATCCTTACGAGAGAAAGAAAATTGAGCGTGCTCGGCAGCTACAACGCGCTCACATGGAGAGTCAACCTGGATGGGTATCTTCTGCGGCAGAATTGCTCGGAACCATGCAGGAGACTTTGGGCTATTCCCTAGCTGCTGGATACACAGCAGGCTTGGCATTTCCTCCAGCGGCCCCTTTTGTGGCAGGGGCTACCGCGTTTGCTACCAGCTTTAACTTAGAAGCAGGAAACTTGTATGCCGACTTGATCATGGATGGCTACAAGCCTGCCCAAGCTTCAGAGATCAGCTACAAGTATGGATCTTTGATTGCTGGGTTCGAGTCTGTCGGTTTAAAGTTTGCGGGTGCTGGAGTTAAGGCTCTTGGCAAAGAGCTTTTGAAAGAAGGCGTTAGCGACCTAGTCAAAAAGCAGACGTTCACCAACATCAGCAAAGACGTTTTTGCTGACTACGCAAAGGGCGTTGTTGGAGAGAGTGTTACGGAAGGCATTCAGGAAGTCCTTGCCGAAGCAGGCAAGCTCCGTGCTTCTGAGAAATATCGCCCTGACGATCTCTACGAGCCGGAATACCTTGACCGATTCTTAGATGCGTCTTGGCACACCTTCAAAGGCATGGTGATTCTTGGCGGTGTTCCGGCGGCAGGAAGGCTTGCTGTTGACAACATCCGTGCGGCAGAGTCGTTGCATGATGAGAAGGAAGCAAAGAAGGCGCACGAAATCCGATCTCGTTCTTCTGTCCCATCTGCACAGGATCAAGTAGATCGCCAATCTTCGGAGAGCACCCTACACAGTTCTTACTACATTCGTGCTCAGGACTTCATGCGTACCGTTAACGCTATTGAAGCTAAAGAGCGCGAGAGTGGTCGTCCTGAAGGTCAGTTTAGAAGGTCTGTAGAGAAGTCTCAGCCTGGATTGCTGAGGAAGCTAGAAGAGGCGGCAGAAAGAGACGGCGACGTAGAGGTCAACACAGCAGACTTTAACAATCTGTTCTCGCAGACCAAGGCGTTTCAAGCAGCCTTTGATCATGTTGCCTACACCGAAGGTGGGATGACAACGTTTGAGCGAAAGGAGTCTGAATCCATTCGCAAGAGAATGATGGTTTCCATGTCTAAAGACGCCAAGAAGGCGCTTCAAGATTTGGACGACTTTGAAGACGAAGTGACTGAGGTCCGTCAAGAAGTCAAAGAAATGATGGAGTCCGTGTTGGATGGATTGCCTGCGGACCAAGCAATGAACGCAGCCGCGAATGCATCTGTGCTGATGGGGTTCATTCGCAGGGCGAGTCTGGCAATGGGCATCTCTCCCCGAGAGTTCGTTAATCAGCACATGCCGCGCATTGCAAGGCGTGGTGCTGGACCTACCGCTAAAGCACAGCCTGCGCCATCTCCCGATGTTGCCCCGGAGCCTACTACCGACCCTACTTCTACGCCTGAATCTCAGCCTGATTCAGAAACAACATCAGAAGAAGAATCGGGGACGCAACCTGAATCAGAACCACAAACGCAAGATCCAACTGAAGAGTCTTTTTTGACAGAAGAGGCTCGCGAGATCCTTCAGAAAATAGCAAGCGGCCAGTCAACTCCTGCGTTTGTTTCTAAAAGCCTAAAGCGTGTCGCTCAAGAGAATGGCATTGATGTCACTCCTCAAATGACACCTCAAGACATCATCGACCAGTTGATGAAAAAACTTGAGGACAACCCTCGCGCTGAAAAAGAACCGCCGCAAGGCGAGGAGGTAGCAGATCAAAGTGAGTTGCGTTCGACGACAACAGAAGAAGCTCCAGCCTCTCAAGTTTCAGCTACGCAGTTCGATGAATCTTCTTATCGGCCCGAGGTTGTAGCTTGGGCTAAGGAGCATTTTGGGGATCGAGTTGCACCCAACGGTAAGCCTGTCTACCAAAACTTCGTGCGCTGGTTTGGAGACAGTGTAGTCGTTGACCGTCAAGGGCGACCGATAATCATGTTTCATGGAACTCCCAGTCCTACGTTTGAAACATTTGATTACGGGAAACTAACTCACGGTCTTTTTGGGATGGGGTTGTACACCACAGTTTCTGCTCGAATAGCTAGTGGTTATGCCGCCGAGTATGACAGACGAGGTCGGCGAACAAAGTCCGGTGGCATTTATCCGTTCTACGCGGCGATTCGCAATCCCGTAGACATGGATGCCCGTGCAGACCTAGCAATGTGGAAGAAAGGTCTTCCAGAAATTGACTTCTCAGGTCTTTCAGAAAACGCCACAAATAAAGACGCTTATCGGGTTCTAGAGTCTCACTACGGAGTTCGAAAAAAGGTTGGTCGCAAAATCCGTATTGAAGGTGGGTCTAAGTTTTCTCCTAGGAAGCGAAGGATCTTAGATGCAGGCGGAGAAGTTATTGCTGAAGTTGAGGAGGGCCGTTCACCAATCGGGGAGGGAGCGGTTCGAACTCAAGAAGCCCTGATCAGGTTAGGGTTTGACGGTATCACCCATGTTGGAGGCAACATTATGGGGCGCGGCTACCGTCGTCACCGCGTGTACATTGGGTTCGAGCCTAACCAACTGAAGTCTGTTCACCAGAAAGGCAACTACTCTCAGTCAGATTACTTCCTCTTATCTACAGATGAGAAGAAGCAAGTCTTAGGCGTTGCTTCTTTCGAAGGCACAGACGCCATCAAGAAGATCCTGCTCGATCCAAAAGCCAAGCCGACCACTCTGATGCATGAACTAATGCATTGGAACCTGGAGCTTATGTCGGATCTAGGTGCTGCTACTTTAGAAAAAGCTGAGGCAGACAGAACCGCCATGGAGAAGCAAATGTTGGACGATGTCCAAAGGCTTCTGAAGTGGTCGGGCTACAAGGGCACGCTTCAAGAATGGCGTCAGATGGACATCAAGGCTCGCAAGCCATTCCACGAGGCCATTGCAGTTTCGTTTGAGGTCTACCTTTACGAAGGCAAAGCACCAAACCGAGAGCTTCGATCTATTTTTCAGAGGCTGGCCGACTACATCCGTGGTGCGTTTGAGCAGCTTGTTCTTACTTTTAACGAAGAATACGAGTCTGAGTTTGGCCGTCCATTGCCGGGTCTGAACGAAGACGTTCGGGCCATCTTTGGCCGCATGATGTCTAGCGAAAGAGATGTCCAAGTCTTCTTGGATCAGCACGGCCTAGATGTCAGGATGATGGATCGAAGCCAGTGGCAGCAAATGGGGCTGCAAATTAGCGACTACGAGGAATACGAAAAGGAGTTCCAGAACGCGTTAAGCGCAGCCAAGGCAGAGTTGACCGAAAAGCGAATGGCTGAGATCGGTTACCAGGACCGGGCGCGACAGAGAATTAATCGGAGCATTCGCAAGGATCTGAGAGAGGCTCAGAAGAGAATCAAGCAAGAGGTTCAAAGCGAACTGGAACTAACGCCGGTCTATCAGCTTCGAAGCTGGATGAGGACTGGGCGACACATGACAAGCACGGGTGAGTCTCTGTCGAAGACGGAGGTTCGAACCCTGGACCGAGCAGCGGTAGAGCAGGTTGCTGCCGAGATGGGCAGGCCAGACATTGTTGAAAAGCTTGACAGGAGCAAGCGCCTTCGAAGCACTGGAGGGATGCCACTCGAATCTGTCCGCGTAATGTTCGAGTTTGAAACGGTGGAGCAGATGCTAGAGCAGCTAGCTGACGCTCGCAGCTTTGATTCAGAGGTTTCGTATCGAACAGATCAACGTGTTCTTGAAGAGCACTCTGATCTTACGGACCCTGTTTTAGTAGAAGAGCGTATCCAAGCAGCGATTCACGGCAGGGTTCGGCAACGTTTGATTGCTTTGGAGCTTCGATACATCCTTAACAACGGAAAAGCTCGCAGAAGCGAGATCAACTTGGCGAAGGAGATGGCACGCCAGATTATCTCAGAGACTCCAACCGGCGAGATCAGCTTGTCTGCATACAACCGAGCCGCAGCGCGTGCTCGCAAGAAGTCAATCCAAGCTCTTAAGGATGGGGATTTAGAAGCTGCTGCTTTTGCCAAGAGGCAAGAGCTACTCAACGAGTCGTTAATCGTTGAGGGCAAGAGGGCTCGCGAAGAAGTTCGCAAGCTTGTCAACGCTAACCAGCGAGCTTTCCGTCAAAGATCAGATGAGTCTATTGCCAAAAGCGGGAAGGACGTAGCGGTAGTCAAGGCGTTGCGCGGCCTGCTGTCTGTCCTTGGGATCGGAAGGATCTCCGAGACTGCTAGTAGCCTCCTAAAGAAGCTGCACGAAAGCGATCCCGAGTTTGCTTCCGAAGTTCAAGATCAGATTGATTACTTCATCAACCTAGATCTGCCTCAAGCTGTTCCTGGCGACCGTCGAAAGCCAGTAGAGCGATTGAACGTTACAGATGTCAGGACGCTACGAATGTTGATCGGTCGCTTCTTGAAGCGAGCCAAGGACAAGCGAACTGTGGAGATCGGGGAGAAGAAGCAAACGATAGAGGAGGCTGTCAATGAATCACTACAGCAGCTAACGACAGTTGACCCATCTAAGGTTACTCCTGATGACAAGAGTATCTTCGGTCGAATCCGAGACTACTTCTCTGACATCATCCGATTCGAACACCTGTTCCGAAGGATCGATCAGGGTGTAGTCGGGCCATGGACTAACATGTTCCGCCACATCAAGGATGCGGCTAACGAATATAGAAGGTCGGTCAAGCTGTTCTTGTCTAAGGACAAGGTAACTGGCGAAGGCTTTGACCTTGTTGGTCGGCTTCAAGCTCTGGACCTTAAAATCCCTGGCAAGGTTCGTCGCCTAACTGCCAAGATTGGTGACCAAGAAGTAGTCATTGGTGGCGATGGGCGACATGCCAAGACTCAATTGATTCACATGGCGATGCACTACTACGGCAACGCCAGCAACAGAGAGCGGTTGGTCCGAGGGTATGCAGGCAAGCAAGCAGACCTTCAAAAAATGAGGCGGCATGATGCCGACATCAAGAAGTTCCTAGAAGATCAGATCCAAGCAGGCATCTTGACTAAGCAGGACTTCGACTTCATGCAAAGCGTGTTCGACAAGTTCAACGACGACGACATGCTGGGTCGAGCGCAAGAAGTAATGATGCGTCTTCGAGGCTACGAGATGAAGCCAGTAACGCCTGAAGAGTTTGTCATCACTTTGCCAAACGGCAGGGAGTTGAAGTATGCGGGAGGATACATCCCTGTCCGGTATGAGACACCGCAGGGTCAGGATCCAACCATGCAGGAGGAGAACATGTCGGTTGAGCATCAGGCCAAGAAGATGCTTCAAATCCTCCCTGGATTCTCCCGTGAGAGAACGGGCATTCCTGAGAGCAGGATTCAACTAGATCTTTCTAGCATCCAGCACCACGCCGCAGATGTTTACCGATTCATTCATCTCGCGGAACCTGTGACTCAAGTCTACAAGGTCGTCAACAACTCTCGGGTTCGTGCGGCATTCATCCAAAGGTTTGGGAACAAAGCATTTTCTAACATGGAAGGCTGGCTTAAGCGCAGCGCCTATCAAAAGTTTAGCAAGGGCGACGACACTGAGGTTGGCAACATGCTGTTGACTTTGTCGCGCAACGCCAACATGGGCGTAATGTTCCTGAACATCGGGAACACCCTGCAAAACTATGCTGGACTAACTATCCCAATGCGACGAGTTGGGAAAAGAAGAATTATCTCTGCTCTAATCCGAAGTGCATTTAGCAAGTCGGCAGCAAAGGACATCGCAGAGAAGTCTCCAGAAATGAAGGCTCGTCTAGAGCGTCAGATCTTTGACATTTACAGCCAACAGCAGCGCATCCTTACTGAGGAAGACAGCCTGTGGTCTCGGTTGCAAGGCTGGTCTGGCAAGTATGCCTATGTCTTGCAGCAGATTACGCAGAACCACGTTGACGTAGCGGTATGGCAAGCAGCCTACAACCAAGAGACAGAGAAAGCTTTGTCTCAGAACGTGCCTGCTGGAGAGGCTGAAAAGCAGGCTATTGCATACGCCGATGGCATTGTGCGCGGCTCGCAGATGGCGGGTGAGAAGGAAGACCTAAGCGCGTTCGAATCAGGTGGCCCAATCTCTCGGGCTTTGTTCCCGTTCAAGTCTTGGTTCATCAACTGGATGAACAATGCTTCGACGCAGGGCCGTCTAGACATGAACGAGGCAGGATGGAACCGGGCAGCAGCCCTTGGATCTACCTACATCTACATGCTCATGATCCCAGCGATGCTTGCAATGGCTGCTACGGAGTTGGCGCGAGGCGAAGACTTCGATGACGACGACGACGGCTACGGCGACGACATCATGGAGTTGTTCTTCCGATCGCAGCTAGATCAGATTGTTGGCGGTCTTCCCGTTGCTTCAGACATCTACCGAACGATGTCAAACAACTGGTTCGACGACGAATACTGGAACAATCGATACCCCACTGCTCCTTGGCAGAGGGCGATGGAGTCGTTCATCCGTGCCCCGCTAAGGTTTAAAGACCGGCCAACTGAAACTGCCCTCGACATGATTGGTCAGTTTGGAAACATGGCAGGCATCCCCGCCACAGCAGTATTCAAGCGAGCCAGCCTGATCGGAGACGAGATCGCAGGCGAGCTTAGAAGCGAGGATACCTACGACTTTGTGCGGGGTGCCGTCACAGGCCAGAGGAGCGACCTGCAACGGCTGAGTCAGTAAACCGTTTTCGGCAAACAACTTGCATACCTCTTGCGTCTCACCGTATTTTTGAGAAACTACTAATATGGCATCCACCATCTCAGCAGCCACCCTAACCGTGACGATCACGGAGGCGATCACCCTCAACGGGTCTGCCCAGGGAGCGACCAACACGGTCACCGTTGACAACATCAACGAGATCTCGAAGAGGATCGTGACAGTCACGCACTCTTCCGAGTCTGGGCTGCTTGGATTCCTGTCTTCCGACTTGTTCTCAACTGGCTATCTAGCAGGCCAGTTCACGGCGGGTGATGTCCGATACATCCGTATCACCAACAAGGACGATACCAACCACGCCACGCTCACCTTCCGCAGCGCAGGCAACCATGAGTTCGCTGTGTTGCTCGACAAGGGGCACTCTTACGTTGTCTCTTGCGACATGTCTGGAGGCGTTGCTGCCACCATGGATGCGAGCGCCTCTGCACTTACCATTTCCCTTGCGGATCTAATCGACATCACGGCCCAAGCGAACACCGCTGCGGTCGATCTCGAAGTGTTTGTAGCCTGCGTCTAACCATGAAGAAATACAGCAAGAAGCCCATGTCTAAGAAGACCATGCCCGCCAAGAAGGCTGCTAAGAAAGCAGCCAAGAAGCCCATGATGGGCAAGAAGAAGGGCTATGGCCGCTAAGAAGAAGGGTCTCTACGCCAACATCCACGCGAAGCGGAAGCGCATCGCTGCTGGTTCTGGCGAGAAGATGCGGAAGCCGGGTGCCAAGGGTGCCCCTACCGCCAAGGCATTTAAGCGCAGCGCTAAGACTGCGAAGAGGAAGTAACTATGGCTGGTTCTTACAGAAGTAATGTTGTTCAAGGCACCGCAGGAAGGACCGCAACCTTCGACCCGCCGCTAGACGCATTGTTTGTCACGGCTGCTCCAACTGCCGACGACGGTGTGTTTACGATCAATGGGACTGATGTCACCATGGACCGAAGTCTGCTGGCTGTTGCCACGCTCTTTAATGTTGGTGGCATCAGCAAGATCGTCGGAGCCGCTAGCTTCACATACATTGGCCTTCGCGAAAAGGTCAGCGGTGCGATCACTGACACTAACGTCAGCTAATGGTCGAGCGCGGCGGAGAGAAGTTCTCAGGCTACAACAAGCCCAAGAGGACACCGGGTCACGGCAAGAAGTCGCACGCTGTGCTGGCTAAGGTCGATGGCAAGGTCAAACTCATCCGCTTCGGTCAGAAGGGCGTGAGCGGCGCGGGCAAGAACCCGAAGACTGCCAGTGAGAAGGCACGCCGCAAGTCCTTCAAGGCCCGCCACGCGAAGAACATCAGCAAGGGCAAGATGTCAGCGGCTTACTGGGCCAACAAGGTCAAGTGGTAGGCTACTTCCTCTGGTCCTTCCAGTAGAAGCCCAGCATCTGCCCGTCCTGTCTCAGTCTTGAGATCATGGCGTCACCGAGGAAGTCTACGAACTCATCCTTGCCCATGTTGGAGATAAGGATCGTAGGTCGGACCTCCCGGTAGCGCCGGTCGAGCAGAGCGAACAGGCTGTCGGCAGCGTGCTGGCTGTCCTTGTGCCTACCCACTTCGTCGATCACAAGCAGGCTAGGACTAGCATAGTCCTCGAAGACATCGACCTCCTGCTCCTCGCTGTCATGGTGGTAGCAGTTCCGCAGTCTAGTCAGGAAGTCGTTAGCCGTGACGTAACAGGCGGTATGATCCTTCTTGATCAGGATGTTTTTGATCATGGCGCAGGCTGCGAACGTCTTGCCAGTGCCGGGGTTACCGATCATGATTATGTTGCTGCCGCGCTCTAGCGCGATGTCGAAGTTGGAGCAGTAGTCGCGGAGCTTCTTGCCCACCTTCTTCATGGCTTCGTTGTCGTCTTGCCAGTCATCTAGGCTGGCGTCTCGGTAGCGGACAGGCACCCCCGACATCGCCAAGGTAAGCTCATTCATTGAGCCTTCGACGTTGGGGTCTCTGTCCATGGCCGCTTCGTAGCGGCGCAACAACTCCTTCTCCTCCTTCTCGATCTCCTCGTTGCACCTTGGACACTTGGTCCAGAAGGCTTGGCACCGGGGATGCCGGTGAGCCATGAGCGAAGACTCGTAGTTGCCGTGCTCGGGGCACCTCTTCAGCCCCTCTTCCACCACCCTCCAAGCCTGCTTGTATTCAGTGCTGTCGCTGTCTTCCATTCTAGTGGCCCTCCCTGCCTCTCTGCTGTAAGAAAACGGTGCGCCCCTACCCGGATAGGCCGGATAGGAAAAGGCGCTTAGAAGTCAATCTCGCCAGCCTCAGACATGCTGCCCTTGTAGACTTTGCGGTTGCGAACCTTGCCTTGTAGCCATTCCGCCTTGATGGCGGTCCAGCCGTGCTGGATGCAGGTCTCCATCGCCTCCTGCAAGGTCAAGCCTGCCAGCCCTGCTTGCTTGCGGAGTCCCTTGATCACCCGGTCGGTAGCCGTAGCCTTCTTGGTGCGACGGAGGCTGACGAACTCCAGCCAGACCCCCTCGTCTACATCCTCTGGTCGGTCAGCCCAACGCTTGGTCTTCGGAGGCTCGTTGGAATCCACCTCTTCCGAGCATGACGCAACAGGGGGGCTTCCTAAGTCTTCTAGTACTGTACTAGTACTACTAGTACTAGACTGTACTAGGATAGGGGGGGTTGTAGGGGGGGTTTGTTCACTGTTCGCGAACTCGTTCGCCTCTTTGTTCGCCTCTTCGTTCGCCTTTCGGTTACTTCTTGAGCGGCGCATCCTCTCCATGGCCCTGGCTTGGACCCTGGTCTGGCGCTCTCGAAGCGTGTGGATCCGATGCACGACCAGCGTGTCATCGTCGTAGGCCGTAATCATCTTAGCCTTCTCAAGCTCAACCAGAGCCTTCTGAGCAGACTGGATTCCCAATCCTGAGATCTCAGAGCAGACTCGAAAGTCTTCATCTACCCTGATCTCCCCGTTGTCATCCGTCTTCAAAAGCAGGCAGATGAACAGCCAGCGTGACGGGATAGAGATGGAGTCGTTCCAGAGAGGGGACGACATAAGCTCGTTGCCGAGCAGCTTGGTTTGTCCTTCCATGCTGTAACCAGTATCTGAACTGGTTACGGTCTGCAAGAAAAAAGGGACCGGAACCCACTGCTGGATAGGGAAGGGGGTCGTGCGCTACACGCTTGACGAGAGCGGAGCGCGACGGTCATGGGTTCCGGCCCCAGGTATGTTGTAAAAGATGGTGACGACGAATGGCAAGGGAAAGCAATTAAACACTCGCCACTCGCCGCCACCTGAGTCCCTCTAACTCGAATCGAATCACCCTCTCGACGGTGAAACGCCGACGCTATACCTATCAGCAGGAGTAACCCATGTCCAGCCCCACTCAAAGATCTCTGCAACACTGCCGGAAGAACGGCTGGATCGCAGGCGTGGTTGAGAAGTGGAACCAGTATGCCCGCATCAGGCAGGACTTGTTCGGGTGCATCGACATGATCGTGATCGACGACCTTGAGCAAGGCCCGCTAGCGGTGCAGGCTACGTCGGGATCTGGTCACGCTGCTCGACGCAAGAAGTCGATAGCGGAGCCACGACTGAAGATGTGGCTGGAGTCACCAGCCCGCTTCGAGATCTGGTCGTGGTCTAAGAAGGGGCCGAAGGGCAAGCGTAAGCTGTGGACCCTTCGGCGTGAGCCAATCACTTTGGCAAGCCTACAACCTTGCGAACTTTCTCAGGCTCTATCTCAAGAGACAGAGCAAGGAGCTTAACAGTGCTCCTTCTAGGGTTCTTATAGACCCTGTGATGATAGTCAAAGATTGTTCGGACGCTTACTCCCGAGTGATCAGATAGATGCTGGATTGATTTAAACCCAGCACTCCTCATCAGTCCGTAGAGCCCTTCTTTATGGCTCTTATCTCCATCAGTATGTCTCGCCTTTCCCATGGCATGCAATGCTCCAGTTTCGTGGTTAGTTTAAGTAAGTCTTCAGCCCGCTTCCTGTCCTGCTCCGCACTCGGGGATCTCTTGCCCTGGCATGCGTTGCAGTAGCCATCGTAGTCTGTGCCAACTACGTAGGTGTCGTGACCCTGACTGCAAAAGCGGGTGACGATCACATAGGAACGGGGTTTCGGTTGCCTTCGTGGCTTCATCAGTTAGCTGCTCCTCAATCTTGTCAACGACCGCCCTATACATCTCTGTATTCATCCTCTTGTTGACTTGCTTGATCCAGTAAACGCACGTTGTGTGGTCAGTCCTGTTCAAGTAGTAAGCAATGTCCTCCAAGGACATAAGCGTATGCTTCCTGATTAGGAACGCTGCGATCTTGCGAGGCTCGCTGATCATTCGCTGCCTGCCTGAACTCCATATGTCTTCGGGGTTCACGCAGAACGAATGGCATACCGCCATCAAGATCCTATCAGGATGGATCATACAGCCTCCCATACAACGTGTGACCTTTTCGAGTCTGACTTGCGGCGCTTACCGCTGTCCTTGACCAGACCCATACGCACTAGTTCGGCCCTCCTGGTTCGAGCACCACTCGCTGACATCTTATCACTGACAGCTTGAACCAACTCAATGTCGGTCAGCGGTCGTAGCTTGATTATCTTGAGGACATCGCTACGGCTCTGGTTCATGCGGTAGGAGCTTGGCCCTTGCTTACTCGTCTTAGGGTCAGTGGCTCTTGAGTAAGGGTTCTGGTTCATCCGACCTATTGCTGCCCGGAGATTCACTATAGCGTTCTCCAAGCTAGCGGGGAGGGAGTCTAGAGGTGTGTCTCGCCATGCGGAAATGACAGCACCAGCCCGTTCGAGCACGTCGTTGCGAGCACTCATCAGCTTCGGTCCTTTTGCTCTACGCCCAAGGCTTCCTTGATGATCTCCATGTGCTCTTGACCTGCTTCGCGTAGCTCTGTCAGGTCGTCACCCATGATCTGGCTCGCTCTTACGCGAGCACCCCATGTCCTGAAGGATGGAATGTCCTTCACGTTCTCCAGCGCAGAGAGCGCGTGCTCCTTGAGGGGGAACCCTTCGAGCACAGGAGCGATGCCGGTTTGATTGGGCTTGCGTTTCGGGGCCGGGGCTTCCCGTTCCATCGGGTCGTCCTTGCTCCAGAGCTTCCAGCCCAGACCGAACAGCAACGCCGCTGCCTTGCACATGCCACGCACGAAGGCGTCGCTGATGTCGCGGGCGTCAGCGTCTTGCTTGGCGTTCATGCGGTGATCCATCACGGCGTGCGGGATCAGTTGCGTGGCCTCACCTTCGGGTCCGATGAACCCGAGCAGCAGGTAGCACGAACCATCCGGCGCACGGTGCGCGATGCCGCCACCGTCCAGCACAGGCTTGGCATACGGTTGCCACCCCGGCGCGTGCTCGCGCAGGTAGGCAGCGATCCGCGCCCAGTTCACGTAGTCGGCAGCGAAGTTGCCACCGCCCTTCTTGCTTACGTCGTCAGCCTTGACGACATCATCTAGTCTTGGGTATGTCATCAAACAGCATCCTTGTTTGGAACGTAGATTGAGGGGAAAGGTTGAGCGCGAGGGCCGATGCCTCGCCACTGAAGCGAATGCATGGTGTTGCCCTGAACCCAGTGGTTCCACGCCGTAACGATCAAAGCGATAGCCACCTCAGCACTTAGTTTATGGCGCGTTTCCGCGTAGTCTTGCAACAGGCGCTTGCGAAGCAGATACGCCGGGTCGTTCTTTGATAGGTTCGCGCCCGTTAGAATAAACTCTGCGAACTTCAAAGCGTCGTCGCCACAGAGTCGATGAATCTCGCAGATGACTTGCGACAAGATTGCGCCGCGACTGATCTTTTCCTCCCGGCAACGGGCAGCAAGCTTCGCCATGACAAGAACCCTCTCTTGGTTCTTAAGCCAGAACTCATACTGCTGTGCAAGACCGGCGGTGGTCCGGCATCCACGCAGACAAGAGATGTCTTGGCTGTTCTCCTTCAAACTCAATTGAGAAATCACGATGCTGGCGCACTTGGTAGAGATCCGCACGCCGTCACGCTTAAGAACTCCGGCGAGGGTGCGTGTCAGACCCTGGTCCTTAGTCAGCGCCGCTGTAGGTTCTGCGTTCTTGGCGCACCAGAACCACACGGAGTCGCCCGTCGATTTTTGGTAGGCGCAGGCCGCTGACAGTCGGTGTTGTCCGTCGAGGCACATCCCTCTTTTATCGAAGACAAGCACATCGCCGTTCGCGCAGTTCCAAGTGCCTGCAATCATGGATTGAAAATACTTGTCGCGGTTGCGGGGTGCGATAGACCGCACGTTGTTAGAGGCTTTGAGGATGTCCTCGATCTCGTCACAGGTAAACGAGCAAAGCTCGAATGTAATTCCATCAGGCTTGTTCACTTTTCTACTCCTACCAATTTGGTTTGTGTCGTTGCTTTGCTTGCCAGTAATCCAGTTGCGCTTTGAACATGGCAAGCCCACGCTCAAGTTCATCCTCCGTAACCTCTACGAAGGAGCAGATGCCGGGGTGTGTCCGGCTGATGTAGACGATCGCGCACCGCTTGTGCGTGTCGCCGCCGAGGGCCTGTCTCGTTGCAGCTAACTGCATCCAGTGGCTCTCGTAGGTAATCATCCCGCCGACTTTCTCTTGGTTGCCGTCCCTTGTCTTGAAATCTAGTACCCATGCCTCTGACGCGAGGTCCACCCGCGTCCCGTATCCCCACGGATGGGCCACGCCCTCTTCTGCGAGCCAGGGATGAAGCGTCGTAGCCGTAGGACAGTGCTCTTCGATCAAGTCAACCACGCTTAGGACATGGCCGCGATAGAACTTGTCGAACTCTTCGCCTCGGTAGTGCTGCTCGATGGCTGCGTGGATGCGAGATCCCTCTTCGGCTGCGTCCTTGGCGGTCTGGGCTGCGTCTTCAATCACGCGCCCATACCAGTCCTCCTTGCTCTCTCCGGCGAACATGGGAAGAGAGACAGCCGAGTCGGCTGTCCGATGCTGCCTCCAGCGGTTGAGACCAGGGGCCGCAGCGCAACCGATGATGGTCGTCACGCCCGGTCCCCAGTTGTGCTTGCGAGCATCGCGCAGCGTAGGCTTTCGCATACCCTTGCCGCTCGAACGCTCGACCTCTGCGATCTGGTTGCCGTGCTGGTCATACCAGTGCCCGCCCTCAGACGGGCGCTCTGCTTTAGTCGGCATCTTCTTGCTCCTTGCGCTGGAAGGTCTGGACAAAGACGTTGGCAGACTGAAGGTCTTTCAGCGCAGCGTCGATGTAAGATTCGATCGTGACTGCGTTCCGCAAGACGTAGGTGTTGCGGACCACAGGCTCGACGCCCTTGATTACATCGGTCGTGAGATCTGCGACGTAATCGCTGACCATCAGCCTCATGGCTCTAACTTGCAGGCGAGTAACCTCCAGTTGCTGAGAGATCTCAGAAAGGGAGATCCGTGTCGTCGATGTCGTCATTGCTTTCCTCCTGTCCTTGGTTGTTGAATGCGACGAGAGCCTGCGTGACCTCGTCATTCCAGTCGCGGCCCGGAAACACCGTGCCGTTGTCGTCAATGCGTCCGAAGTAGGTGTTGTCCTTGTAGGGTCCACCGTCTGTGACGCTTACGTGCCCAGGCTTCTTAGACTTCGGTCCATTAAGAGAAGCTTCAATGCCTTTAGCTACTTCAATCTTGCGCCTGCCTTTACCGGGCATGACGGCAAGCATCTTTGCGATGTTGGTCAGCCCTAGCTCCAGCGGAGCAGGACGGTCGTTGCCATCCATCGCTAGCTTGTGAACCCAAGCAGCCTGCTTGTCACTGAGACCGAACCGCTCTTGCTTCTCGATCAAATCGCGAGCGAACTCGCTGGCGTTACCGCTCTCCTTGAGCGCATCGATAGCGTCATTGAGAGTCTCGAACTTAGATTCGAACGTGGTCGCTTGACCTTTGACGTTCACTTCAAACTGCTTTCCCATGTATTTTCCTTTGGTAAGGGGAAACAAGTGACTCTACCCGGCAGTCCTGCCGGGATCAAATACTAAGTGGCTACTGTCCGAGATGCTTTCGCACCTTGTGCCAGTAACCAAGCGTTGCTTTCTTGCGGTGGCCGCGTGGCCCTCCGTTGTGGCACCGGCTAACACGGCATACATCATGTAGCGTAGCCGTCCCTGCATCTAAGCGAGCCGCCTGCGAGCGGCAGTAGCGTCGCATGTAGGTGCGAACTACCTGCTCGCTGTAGTGCAAATCTGTTAAGCACCGTGCGTAATTGGACAGGCTGCGGTTACGCTCGGCAGCGTCAGCGTGGTATGCACGCCAGATCTGGTAGGGACCGAGCGCGTTGCCGCCGTCCCCCTTGGCACCTCTGCCTTGGTTCGGGCGTCCGCCCGTCTCGACTTGGCGGATCGCGTCGAGCGCGTCACGCCATCCATACTGTGCGCTGGCAACGGGTGCCAGCACTAGAATAGCTGTAAGAATATGTCTCATGGTCCGCACCTGTAAGCCCACGTATCGGGCATGTCGTAATCAATAGGATCCTCTGGCTCTGGTTCGGCAAAGCCATCGGCGTCATCGTTGTCTTCGTCGTTCTCCCAATCTTGGAAGTAGTTTGCTGCGTCTTCGGGGTGGATACCTAGCCGCTCGGCTACGTCTTCTGCATCGAGACCTTCATCGAAAAGACTGAAGGCTTTCTCTCGGTTGTCGTCCGTCACGGCGTCACCTCCTTGGTCAGATGGCAGAGCGAGTAGATGATGCGTCGCATGATCATCTGGCTCATCATCTCGTTGCTGATCCAGTCGAGCATGCCGTCGCTTTTGATCTCCGACCAGAAGGCAGTGTGCCCGATAAGTTTCTCGGCGCGGTGTGGCTCCAGGGCCGCAGCAAAGAACAGCACCACCCGGTCTACGATATGGCGTCGCGGCGACCAATACGGGTCACCGACCTCGCGTTCCAGCACGTCGATGATGTCCGTCACGGCGTCACCTCCTTGACTGCGATCAGTGCCGAGCCGAGGCGCGGGATCACGTAGCCGTCGAGGGTCCAGCCGTGGCTGTCCTTGCCGCTGATCAGGATGCCGTCAGCATCCTCAGTCGCGGTGTAGTTAGAGGGGAGATAGTCTCGCACGGTGTCGAGCGAGGCTCCTAGCCCGCCGAGAACGCGGGCCTGTCGGGTGTCTGTCATTGCTTTCCTCTGTGTTGTGCCGACCTATACCAGCAGGTCGGCGCGGATGTCTTCGTCCGTGTCCAGGTCATCGCGCTCGTATACTTCGCTGATAGCGAGGTCCACGAACTCGGTGATCGGATGGTCCATCGTCAGGGTGATCGCGTGAACCACCGACCGGCTGTTGCCGTCGAGGTCGGTGAAGCTCACGCGGATACGGTTGGTCTCGGCTGTCATCAGACAATCTCCTCGACCAAGATCGTGCCTTCGTCGATGTCATCTACGTCGTAGCCGATCTGCGCCTCGATCTGAGATTGCAGGTCCGCCGCAGCGGCGATGGCACCGTCGAGAATGGGAGACAGGTCTTCGGTGGGAACCTCGACCTCGTAAGAGATACGAACCTTCATAGCTTGCTTTCCTTTCCAGTCGTTACGTGCGGAGCCAGCACGCTAGGCAATGGATGCCGGGGGAAAGACGCGCCCCCCGGCGAGCGGACTAGTTGCGACGGTCCAGCAGATCGAGCATCGCCTGCTGTCCGATGCGAGCACCTTCGCCAAGCATGTTAGCCTTGGCACGGGTGCGGTCGTGCCCACGATCGTGCGTACACCAGTACGTCACGGCCTGAAGAATGCCGTAGCGCGTGCCGGGTGCAGCAGCGGGTGCGTATTCATACGCCCACGCGATGCGGTCGCGAGTGTTCTGGACACGGGTGCGGGTGCGCTCCGTGACCTTGTCGCCCTCAGCGGGTAGCGGTGCGATGCTGTCAAGCATAGCTCGCAGGTCCGTGAAGTCGGCGCGTTGCTTGTCGAGGTGCTTGAGCATCTCGATGTTGTGGCGGAACCGCTCGGCACTAGCCATGATCTGCTTGACCACGTCGTCAAACCGTAGGTTGACGCGGCTAGTGTGACGGATGCGGTGTCCGTTCTTAGTAGTGGCGCGGCCAATGGCTCGCCACTGGTTCTTACAGAACACGTTGTAGTTGAAGTCGCAGATCTGCAACGTCGTCTTTCCTACGTATCCGTCTACCATCGTGAGACGGTTCTGGATCTCGTGTCCCGGTCGAATCTCTGCGCGACCCTGCGCGGATCGTCCCTGCAACCAGACGATCTGTCCGTTGTCGAACTGGCCGCAGGAGAGGTCCGTAAGAAACCCGCGAGCGCGTAGCTCTTCGGCCGTGTCGCACTTCGCACGGTTGGAAACCGTATCCGCATTGGCACCGATGCAGCCAAGGGCAGCGCCGTTGTCGCTACGGTATACGATCTGAGCCACGCCCTCCGTGCTCTGCATGGTGCCCGTCTGATCCCGGTAGAAACCGGGCGTCTTCACAGGCTCCCATGAGCGGAGCATAGAGAGAGGATCGCTAGAGAGAATTGGCGTTTCAGTCGTCATGTCTAAACCTTGATAGGTGTCAGTCGAGAGCCTAGCAATATTGCTAGGGATGTTGGGCACGTTGCCCCGCTGGAACCCCGCAGGATGCCAGCGGCGCAGAGCGCCTAGGATGCGTGGAACTCGCCGTCGTAAAACGACCCGCACTCCAAATTGCGTAACGGTGCAGCGTCACGTATCTCTTTGAATATTGCGTAGCGTTCATCCTCAGTGATGAACCTAGCCTCGCCCGCTTTTACTTTATCGTATAGCTCCATGAAGGGATGAACTGGCTCGGCGTTGCCGATCCACGCGCCGCTGCGGATTGCGTCTCGGCTCTCGGCGTCGGCGCGTTCCTGGCGTAGCTCACCAGCTACCTCGGCGTCTAGCTTGTCTAGCCGCTGCTGTAGCTGCTCGATTGTCTCGCCGCGCATCTCCGCGTATTCCCAACGCGGGCGAATGCCGTGCAGCGATTTGTACTGGTCACTGATCATCTGGATCAGTTCATCTTTGTGGCTTTCCATTGTTACTCCTATTCATCGTCGCAATCGGCGAGCGTTTGCGCGGGGTTCATCAGTTCATGGAAGGTCATTTCCTCGCGCCCTTCCTCCTGCGCGAATTGCGATTCCCATCGCACTATCTGTGCTTCCGAGCACAGGAACGGGCCGTAGCCTTCTTCGTCGAGGCGTTGCCACGTATGCTGGCAGAAGTGCCAGTAGACGTTAGGCGAATTGCTCGCGCCGATGTACCGTTTGTCGGTATCCATGACGCGATCGAGATCCTCGGATCGGATGATATCCATTGTTGCTCCTATCGGGGTTGGGGCGAGCGTTAGCCCGCCTGGACGAATGCCTTCGCGCTACCGTGCGCGGGGATTGAGATATGCGGCGCTTTAGCAATAGCAGCGCCCTTGCACAGACCGCAGTCGGCGCATTGCATGTTGTGCGTCTCCGACGGACAGGTGAGCGTTCCTTCTGGCCGTTCGGCGTCAGCCGGTGTCACCAGGAAGGCACGCCAGCCGTTAGCGGCTGCTTCCGCCATATCCGCGACGCTATCGCACGACGCCATGAGCACGGCGCGGAACGGCGCGGCGAACGGTTGCTTCCACTGGTGAGTGTAGCCCGTCCAAACTTTACGGTTGGTGATGCCAGCCCATGCATGCCACGGTACGGCAGCGGGATCGCCGTATGCGCCCATGCGCACGGGTCGATCGGGTAGCTCGGCGATTGTGCCTCTATTGTAGATGCCGCGTTGATAACCACGGAACACGGCAAGCGGCGCTTGCCCGACGTTCACGTAGCATGTTCGCGGTCTATCGTCGTCGCCACGATGCACGCAGTCCCCGCAGATAGCGTCGTCGCTACCGGCCTGGATAGCTTGCACCGGATCGATATCGGCGCGTAGGATCCAAGTTTGGATCATATCGCCGGTTTTGCGGTTGCTGCTTTTGAGGGTAGCTACCGCGATGATCGGAGAACCGTCGATAGCCGACGGCCCTTCATAGAATACGATTCCTCGCATTGTTTGCTTTCCTTATGTTTGGCGTAAGGGGGACAATTCCCCCACTATCCTCACGGGACCGGACGCATCCGATGCCGTGAGCATAGCCGCCATACTATGCCGCCCCTCCCGTGAGTACATCGCGCCGCCATCGGGGCGCGAACGGGATCAGCTACGCTAGAATCCAATACGGGGGGCGCTATCGGTCGATACGTTGTGTTTGCCTTTCCGTCCTAGTGAAGCGCCACGGGGTGTGAATGTCGTGCGCGTCTGCAATAGGCATACGAAAGGGGAACAACGCCAGCACCAATAGCTAGTCCGCTGGTCTGTTTGCGTCTGTATCTACATGGTGCGGCCCGTTTGGGGCTCTAACCTTGCGGCCGCTACTATCTCCCCGATTTCTCGGGATGCGGAACACCATGCCGGACCGTTGTCCGTTGCGATACGTTTGGGGCTAGCTATCCTCGCACCACAGCACCATTGCCGCAGGAACGTAGGGGCTAGCCCGATCTACCCTGATTGTCAAACATCGTCGCCAGTCCGGTCGCCATCGCGAACCGCCACCGGCAGAACTACAATTTAGCGTCTGACATCGGCAGGTCAACAACCCTGTCTGTAGAAACTTGTTCGGAAACATGTTCGCGAACGGGTTCTATGCCGTAAGCGTGGAAGGTGTAACGGGTTACACTAGCGAAAATATCTCAAAAGCCGCTAGAATGGGCGGATATGGAAGACAAGAAACGTCGCGGAAGGCCTGTAGCTACGTTACCTAGCGCGGCTTGTGAACGGCTCGCGGAATGGCTGGCACAAGGGCGCACGGTGGCATCGTTCGCTAGGCGCGAGCAATTGTCGGTAAGGGTGGTGAATCTGTGGTTAGAAAAGAGCGAGCAATTGAGGGATGCGCGGATAGCTGGCCACGAAACGCTAGCTAGCGAGTGCTTGGATATCGCCGATAGCGCCACGAACGAGACCGTAGCCGCGGACCGATTGCGGATTGATACGCGCCGTTGGCTGCTCTCCCGCTGGTCTCCCGAACGATACGGTGATGCGAAAACGTCCGGCGATTCTGCCGCTACCGTTGTCGTCGTCACTGGCGTCCCTCGCGATTCGGTCGAGCGTAATACGGAGGAGCGTAAAACGACCCCCACCCCCGGGGGGCCATCGCTCGATCACGCTCGCGGCGGGGGAGAGGAACACAACATCTCCAACACACACATCTCTCCTGACTCCAAACCCCGCGTAACCGTAGAAATCGACCCCCCGTCTCCCGACGACCCCCTCTAAAGCCACAGTCGAATGACCCGCCCCCATTTTTTTTGGGGGCGTAACATGTGACAGTTTATTTTTCGACCTCCTTTCAGGAGG